CAATGTCTCAAATCAACATTTAGGTTATCCTATAGATGCTTTAGCACTAAAGGGACAATCTAAATTGCTTAAATATTTCGAGCTATTTGCAAGAAATACTAATCATGTTGATTTGTGAAAAAGTCTTCAATTAGAAATGAAATTTTGAGATAAGCCCGATAGTTTTGTATTACTTGAATCGAAAGATTCACCTAATCAAACAATTGGTTCACTTAAATCATCATGAAATCCTAATGAAGGTGGATCCCAGTTGAAAACAGGTAAACTAAGTCTAAAGAAAGAAGCGGCAGGTAAGGTGAGAGTGTTTGCCATTGTAGACGCTTGGACTCAAAGTCTGCTTAAACCATTACATACTTCGTTATTTGAGATTTTATCTCATATACCTCAGGATGGAACATTTAATCAGTTAAAACCAGTCTTATCTCTTTTATTTGAGAATAGAGAAACTGCTGAAGCTTGAAGAGATCTTCTTATAGATCGAGATTATTATCTTGATTCAAAGGAATTCTCAAAAGAAAACGGTATTTACCGTTATGCTATAGGGCAACCAATGGGTGCACTTTCCTCTTGGGCCATGCTAGCCTTAACGCATCATTTAATTGTTCAAATAGCAGCTCAGAGAGTCGGTATTCGTACTTGATTCGAAGATTATGCTATACTAGGAGATGATATCGTTATTGCTAACGAGACCGTGGCCTTAGCTTACTTATCTCTTATGGAGTATTTGGGTGTAGATATTAATTTATCGAAATCCGTAATTAGTCCTATAAGGGGTTGTGAGTTTGCGAAGAAGCTTATTGTAGACAATAAGGACTTTAGTCCGTTAGGACCTAAAGAGCTTATTGAATTCATAAACTCTCCGACACAGTTTCCGGACTTAATTCTTAATAATAAAATTTTAGAATTAAATCTGGGGACTGTACAAGCTGACTCTGCTTCTGATTTTCTATTAAGTCTCTTAGAAGACTCACCAATCCTTAATCCAAAGTGATTAAGAAAGGTGCAGTCTACTTGTTGAGATTTAGTAGGAATATTTGGGCTTAACCTCTCCATG